CCGTAGCCCCAGCAGTAACAATAGGCGCTAGCGGTGGCGCAGAGCCTTCGTATAAGCCAGCGTGAGCGATGTAGATGCCGGAGTAGCCGTCGCCTTGGTAGATTGCGGCCCCTCCGTTAAGAATGTTGATTGCGACACTACACGATGTCTCGGTATCAGCGATGGTTGTGGTCAAATGGACGGCATAAAAACCCTCACCTAAAGGTGTCACACCCGCGTCATCGAGCGTGTATGGTGCTGCGCCGCTTGAGGTAATAAGGCTTCCTGAATCTAGGTTGACATCCACAACTGCGAATTCAGAATAAGTGGGGTTAGACACACGGGCACGGATACCGTCGCGCTCACCGGAGCGCACAATAATCAGCAACGTATATGTGACATCCGATGCAGCTTTCGTGAAGTTCTGTCGAATAAAGTGGGAATTACTCTGCGAATCCTCAGTCACTTTTGTAGAGGCATCATCACCGAAAACCGAAGGTCCGATAAGTCGAGTGGTTAGGCGAATCGGGAACCACGCACCGTTGGTGAGATCATTACTCCGCAACAGCAAATTCGTCCGACTTTCCTCGACCATCAACCCCCGAATTGTCCCGTCGAGGTTGTACGCAAAACGGGGTTCGTCAATCGCCGCCTCTTTGTAAACATTCGGTTGGTAGTGGGTGATGGGTTGATCAGTGGTCGGGGTGTAGTCTGATGCGTAGTCGCGTTGTTCTACCTGTGCGCCCCAGACGAATACGTTTGCGTCGGTGCTGCCTGCGTAGGAAGGCTGATAACCCAAACCGTCGTTGTCATTCGTAAATACAATCCGAACGCCGGTTGCGGTTGACGTTGAGCTTGTGGCGGTAGCTGTTATGGAACAGCGATACCAACCAGAACCGTAGTCAACAATGGATGCTGTTGCTCCAGCCCCAGAACTGCCAACCACGCCATTCGTCAGATCAAAGTTTGCATACTCAGTGCCACTGAATCCTGCTGCGCGGAAGTTCAACTGCATCCAGTCTGGCGCAGCAGGACCGTCGCCTTTTTTCAAAAATATTGAGGCCGTGTAATCAGCGCCAGTAACTACACTAAATAGATTTTCAGAGGTACTGTTGCCGAGCAAATGCACACCAGAGTTGCCCGCTTCTGTCAGTTCGTCTGCTGTTGTTGTTAAATCAGGTGCAACTGCTTGGTTCTGGTCATTTAACGAATTCGTGTTCGACCAGAATACGGAGTTTGTAACTTGACTGTCCCTCAATAAATTCTGCTCCGCAAGCTGGCTTTCACCGGACGGGTACAGAGCCGTCGTTGAACGAGTGAATGTCACGATATCGGTGAAGTCATCCGCAGTCGTGTAGTTGCCCGGTGCTTCCAATCCAGTCTTACTACGGTATTCACCTTTGTTAGCGTCCAAAGATAATGTAGAATTAGGTAGAGTCTTTAGAGTCGTTTCTCTACGATAGAAGTCTACTAGATTGAATGAATCAGCTTCATATTGATCGTCAGGTATTTCGTAGTTTTTACCAAACTCTAAATTGAGAGTAGGTTCAGGTAATTCAATAGCGCCTGATTTAACACCTGTTCTACGGAAGAACTGAGTAGGGGACATACCATATTCAGCAGCAAAATTACCTGAGATTAAGGTAAGTTTATACACCCATTCCCCGGCTTCTAGTACGTATAATGTTTGTTCACTGTCGTAGTTTTCATCTACAGCTACTCGACCAACATCGCCGTTTGTTCTATTACCCTTGTCTGCTTCAGCGGCAGCGAACGTATCATAAAAGTAACCTACTCCCGCCGCTTCCGCAGCAGCAATAGCATCAGCAGCAGCTTGTTGGGCATCAGCGGCATCAGAAGAAACCTGAGAAGTGTTTGCTGCCACTTCTGCTCGATCTGCCTCAACCTCATCACGATAGATAAGGGTCTGATTCTGAGCGTTAATAGCGGTAGTAGAAGCAGCTACGGCAGTGTCGCGGCTACTTTCATATGTTTGAAAAAGGTCAGTAGCTGTTTGTACTAACGTAGCTACCTGATTGGATAGTTCACTCATTAATTATTCTCCACATAATATTGATGGGTTTGTAGAATAGACTCGGCCATTTGAGTGTACTCAACATCGTATGTTCCTAAATTACCTAACATTCTCCACTCTGATCCTGTATACCAAATCCTATCCCCTAGATAGAACTGATCTCCTCCTAATTCGGCATCATCAAGTAATTCATAAAAATCACCATTTACCGGCGCGGTAGGAAAGTCACCAGTCGTGGTTGGGTCATAATCACCTCGATACACGAGGGTGTTGACAGGAGGGATAGTGTCTAAATCTTTTAGGAAATACCAAGTAGAAGGGTCGTTGTCGGGTCTATTTGTAGCGTCATCAGAAAGGTGGTCATTATTTGCAACATAAAGTTTATTGTCGTATACGACACCATCGCCTGCGTTATAGTTAGTACCGTCCTGCCAAGCTCCTTTATATTCTAGGAATGAGTTAGATGCTTGAATATCAAGGTCGATTTCTTGTAACGCTCTTTTGATAATTGAGGCTGTTTCAATATCCCCGCGTTCTGGGTAAGGGTATCCCTTGTTTGCGGTAAAAGATGAAGATATTCCGTAAAGAATACCCGAGTCGGTTTCACCATAAAACGGAACAGAGAGTTCTAATTCAGTATCGCTGGTAACGCTTGCTACTTGGTACGCTACCCCGTGATTCTTTACTACAAACAGGCTACCTACAAGAATATTAGCCGCCCACAGCGTACCGTTACCCGTTACGGTAGACGATCCATTCTCTACATTTACTGATCCTGTTCTATATTGCATTTATTTACACCCTCTATTAAATAGATAGACAATTAAAAGGTTTTTCTTATCCATCACTGAAGGATTCTTTTACTTTGTGTTTTTGGTGATCGTTGATTGTGGATTTTATATCTGGCTTCTTGTTCAATTGAAGCTTTATCCATCCCCGACGATTCGCAGAAACTAATGACCTGATCTGATGTTAGTTCGTTAAGTGATATAAAATTCGCAGGGTTGGTGTTACCAAGCTCAGTTTGTCCAATTACTACACCTGTAAATTTTTCAAAATAGGCGATGAGATGCCAGTTGACAATTTTAACCACATCGCTTAACCCGTTCTCTTCTGAGACTGTAACACTATCAATAACCCACTCATAGTAAGGGGTTATGTCGTTTGAGATTTCATTTACTTGTTCTTCAGTTAATTTCATTTTTGTTCCTTGTTAGTAGCCAAACGCAATCCACGTTACGGGCGATCTGCCACCATCAACATTATAAGAGAATTGCGTGTTCGAATAAGCGGTAACAGCCATTGTCCCTTGCCCTGTTCCAGCAGCAGATAACCAAACACCGAAGCACCCATTAGGGAAGCTTAGAGACACTGTTCCTGTGTCAGGGTTTCCTCCGGAAGTATCGAAAGACCCGGTTTGATAGTCTAGTGAAGAAACAGAACCGTTCATCTTAGTCCATGAACTACCATTAGACCAATATACGTTATTACCCGTAGTGGTAAATGAATTACTGAACGATGACGCACTAGGGAGGGATGACGTAAAGAATCTAATCGGTACGCCTGAACCACTATTCAAGCAGGCCACAGCAGAGCTTGCTGAACTGGTACTGTCCGCGAATACAGCGGCTCCTCCAGACACCCCTGTTTCACCGTATACAGCGTGAGAGCTACTACTATTTCCATATACTCCATAACTAGAAGATGACTCACCGTACACGCCTACATTTGATGTAGATTTACCATATACGCCTATGTTAGTGCTAGACTGACCTCTAGCGCCGATACCTGACCCCGAAGCACCAAATACCCCGGTCCCAGATGATGTATCACCATACACGGCATAACCTGTTGATAGGTTAGAACCCATAATACCTGCGACACCAGTCCCATCTCCAGAACTAGTTCTACCAAACACCCCTATTCCACCGCCATTTGATAGACCGCTAACTGCGGTAGAAGAACCGTTTGTGTTTATCGCCTGAATAGCCGGATAAATATTGGCACTTAATACACTTACTCCATTTCTATAACTTGAGGTATTAGTATTAATTTCTAGTACGGCTGTATCACCAAGTCCCAACTTATTACCACCAAAGCCAATGCTTAAAATTGTGTTATTTGATGAATCGTACCAAATACTTTGACTACTGGTTATAACTAACCTTTCACCTAATCCAGAACTTGTTTGTATTGTCCCCCCCGTAAGGGTGCTACCTGTAATATCAGAAGCGGTAATATCACCAGAAATAGTCAAATCACCAGCAGGAGTTAATTGGAAATTATTAGTAGTTGAATAAATACCGTTAGTTGAATCAATCTTAATGGTTCCCACAGAGATACCAGAAGTATCAACAGTGGTTGCAGTTAATGTACCTTCAAAGTACGAGTCTCCTCCGATATATAATGACGTACCATCCCAGACCATACCTGAACCTGTACCAGCAGCAGAGCCTGTTTTCTTACCAATGGAGACTGTACCTGATGAACCAATCCAGTATCCGTTAGTTGGGTCATACAGGGATTCCTTACCTGTACTGTAAATGTTGCCGGAGGTAATCATGTTACCTACTTGGGTCATTTCAATGAGAGTAGTAGTACCATCCCATAATCTGAAAGGAGTTGTCCCGTCGGTAAGTTGTACATAATAAACACCCGACGAATCTGCACCCGCACGACTACGAATAGTATTACCACTAATGCTACCTGTTACGCTGACAGCGGCTGTAACTGTCACATTACCCGCAGTGTCGATTGTGATAGGATTAACACTACCTATACTGATTGCACCATTAATATCAGCATTGAACGTAACATTTCCTGCGGCACTCGTCACAAACAACCCATTACCACTGTCCATTTGGACTTTAGGGTTTGTGGCCGAAGTTCTAATTATAGCGCCTGTAATAGTAGACGTACCTGTAATATTTGTACCTGTAATATCTATACTCGTAATAGTACCTGAATTAATGTTGTCTGCGTTCAGGTTTGTTACATTTACAACCCCGGCGTCAAGAGTACCGGTTGTAATTAGATCAGCATCAATCTCACTAACCAACAACTCGCCGGGGATTTGGACTTGTCCAGCCGTATCCCAAGAAATTACAGGATATGTACCGTTTCTACCTAAGAAGCCTGACCCGTCATTGGAGATGTGAGCGGTCTGCTGACTTGAAGCATTGTACACCCTGATTCCGTTGAATTTATCAAGCTGTACTCTTGCGCCAGAGGCCGCAGTCTGGATAATATCACCGCGTATAACTGCGGCGGATAACGCCCCAGTGCTGATTTGACCCGCTTCAATAGAATTTGCTACCAATCTGTCAGCATCAATTCCACCAGCGGTCATATGAGATGTGACAATGTTCCCTGCTAAAATTTTAGGGGTGGTAATTGCATCATTAGCTATCTGAGTTTCAGTTATTTCACCATCTAGTTCGGTGGTATCAACTTTCTTAGTCCACTCAGGTACGCTTGCATCATAACGATATAGTTTACTATCCGAGGTTAGAAGAACCGTCTTAGGGCCGGTATAACCAACAGGGTTAGGTAGAGATGCTACAATGGAAACTGGCTCAATTCCATCGGCAAACTTTACTGCCTCAATAGTCTCATCATCCATGTAGTCATCAATATTCAAAGGACTCATGGTGAAAGGTGTAGCTGGGCCAACAGCAGCACTCAGAGTGCCATTTGTACCAGAAGCAGAAACAGGTTGAAGCTTGTAGTAATAGTCTGTCCCGTTAGACACATCAATATCCACGTATACAGTATTGCGAGTTTCTGCAATTAAACTTCCCGCGTTTGCGGTAAAGCCTGCTGTAGTACCACGATATACTTTAGTCTGTAAGAAGTTACTTGTAGTAGGGTTATCCCAAGTCAGTTTAACTTTATTCAGGAACCCCGTTACTGTCTCATTAGTGGTCGCACCCGGCGAGGTGGATGAGCCAACAATCGCAATAGTGTCAGAAATAGAAGAAGTAGATTCATTACCTGAGTAATCAAGAGACTTGACAGTTACAGTATAAGTATCTCCAATGATGGCGGGCATCAGAGAAGTAGAAGTATCCTCAGTTACCAGAGTTCGAACGTCATTTGCTGACGTGAAAGTTACGTAGTAATAGAAGTTGCCCGAATCGTCGCTGCCAGCGTCCCACGAGGCTTCTAGCTTAACCGTAGCAGACAGGTTATCCTCTGTTAGTTCTTGTGAAAGAACGAGGTTAGAGGGCGCTACAGGAGGGGTAATGTCCTCATTGGTCAGGGTTACTACAGAAAGGTTTGCTGTAGGTGTGCCTGCTCCGAATACGTCATAAGGTACAACAGTTACGTAATACTGTTGATTTAGATTCAACCCTGTGATAAACGAAGGATTGTATTCTGGTCCGTTGTACTTCAAGTTGGTGTCATTGATTGTTACCGGCGAAGTCTCAGAAAGGTAGAGTCTTGTACCCTTGAAGTCGGTGTCGGTAGGCTCGTCATAACGAACAACTAGTGCCCCGACTCTCGGTTCAATTGTTACATTGCTCGCTACAGGAGCAGGGTTTGTAACGGTAATGCTCGACGTTGCACCTGTTTGACCGTCAGTAGTGGTAGAATAGACTTCAACCGTAAATGTTCTACGTGGGCCACCGTCGTTTACATTCTTCTCATAAGTATATGAATAGAAAGGATTTGATACTTCTTCAGTACGTAAAACAGTTGCACCATCCTTGACAGTAACAACATACCCTTTGAAGTTTTCTTGGTCCGGAATTTCAGGCTGCTCAATAATGAACTCGGCATCACGACCTGAGAATTCTGTACCCCCTCCCACAAGGGTGATACCAGCACCCGGAGGCGCATCATATACCGTACCAGCCGAGACAGTGCTGTAGCCCGTCCAAGCAGAAGTATTACCTGAGTAGTCTACTGCGCGTACTCTAAATTTGTAATCATTGTCTACATCAATATATGGGATGATGTAAGTGGTATCTTTAGTAGTCGCTACAGTAGGTTTAGTTGCAGAAACTAACCCGTGTTCTACCTCATAGAATAGTTCACCCGAGTCGTCAAACGCGGCATCCCATGAGAGTTCAGCAAATGAGGTTTGTAGGTAGTTCTTACCTTGTGTACCTATTGTTACTACAAGATTATCAGGCGCAGTTGGTGGTGTAATATCCACGCCAGATGGTTGCTGCGTAGCAAACGAGATTTGATCTGTAAATTCACCTTCACCAAACGTGTCTACATACCTTGCACGGACGTAGAATGTTCTGTCAGCTTCAAGGTTTACGAGTGTTACTGGTGACTGATATGGACCGGAGTATGTAGGGTCTTGTAGTTCAGGATCAAAACCACTTATTGTGGATACATAAATCTCGAACGCTGTAATATCTGCGTCAGTTGGTTTGGTCGCACCGAAAGATACTTCAGTGAAATTAACACTCGCTGTAAAGTTCTGAGGAATCTCAGGGGCGGGGTTTTTAACGTCAAGGAATGCCTGTTGACTTTCTTGGTTTTCAGAACCTCTTGCTTTAACAGCAATTCTGAATGATCTTGTAGCAACCCCGTTACCATCTTCCAAGTTATCTTCATACGTGTATGTATAAGCAGGTTGTGCTACAATTTCCTCACGTCGAGGAATGTATGTGGTGATTGTTTGAGGCGTAGGGAAGTTTATATTGACCGTTTTCTTTTCGGCAATTACAACCTGATAGTCTTCAAAGTAAACATCTTGCGCACCAGAGTCTGCCCCGAATGTTTCAGAACCAATTTCTTCTGAGTTGTTAAGTGCGTTTAAACGCCATCTGAACTTAGCATCCTCACCGAAGAAGTAATGAACAACCTCGTCATCTTCAATATCCCCGGCGTTGTTTTGACGGTTGATTAATTCAATACCAGTAACTGTACCCACGTCTGGAACACGAGCAGGATCATACGACAATGTGTATGTGTACGATGTGAAGTCTGACTCGCCCGTATTTGAAACAGTTCTTACTCGGAAGGTGTATTCACCCAACTCTAGGTTTTGAAGTAAAAATGATCCGGCGGAAGTCGGCACTCTACCTGCATAAATCTCAGGAATTTTTTGAGTTGTCCCATCTTTAACGTAGCTGTAGTAAACCTCAAATTGAGGGTTTAGCGCATTCTTGATGAAAGGGGAAACAATGGACAAACGAATCGAACTATAAACTTTACCTCTATCATCCCTAGCTCTCTGGTCAATTAGTGACACACCTGTAATAACAGGAGCGTCGTGCCTAACGTTGTCAGGATAAGGAATATTGATGCCGGGTGGTGTTTCATCAATAACATTGTCGTTATCGTACAGAGATTCGACGTAAGGTATAGCTGTCAGTCTTGCTCTCAGATCGTTGTCATATTCAATGTCCACAACCATTAATTCAGTTGTTTCAATTCCTGACTGACCTACGGATACAAGATCGCCAACCACACCACTGTGACCTACTGCTGTGAATTGAGCGGTAGTTACGCCGGGGTTGGTAATAGACACTGCTGTGTGAACTGTACCGTCAGCGTTACGTACTACGATACCGTAGTTTTCACCGGGATCAAATACCACTGGTTCATCAAGCGTAATCACATCACCCGATACTTCAGCAATTCGGGCACCTGTAATACCTCGAAGAAGTTTCTGGTTCTGTATTGAAATTCTGTCACCTGTTTGGCACACAATGCCATCAATATCTGTAGTAATATCAAAGGTTTGTGAACGCACATATCGTGACTTAAATTTTGTTCTAGCTAGGTATTGTGCCTGTGCTGGGTTGGTTACACCCCACAGTTCAATGTTCTCGTAGTCATTACCTAGATCAGTTTTCTTCAGAGGATTGATTACAGGGAATTCATTCTGTTCATAATTATCATCTGTTTCGTCTTTGAAACGCACCTGATAACCGTCAATCTGATCGAGGAATTCTTTCTTGGAAGTAATTTCAGCATTGTCATCTGTGAACAATTGCACTGAGAAATCCTTCGCCTTATCCAAGGAAACGCCATACTTGCCATTGTTAAATATGAAACGCCCATTGGCAGTAGAACAAATATCACTAAGTAGTTCGTACACTGTTGTTTTGTAATCAACAACCGCGTTACATTCAAAGTTACGTTTTGCAGAAGGTGCAGCCCCTACGTCATACCCTACGACATTAGGCGTGTTACAATACTGTCTGAATTCTTCAAGTGACCCGGACCCCTCACTGAGGTTGAAGTCTAGTTTTGAGTCAGGTGCACGGATTTTAGCTGAACGACCTTGTAGCGCCCAGCGATACATATATGCGGGATTCGCCGCTGGAACCATAAACTCTGAAGGATCACTATCTACTGTGATAGATGAAGGGTTGTCAATATCGTCAACACCCGCTGGGTTATTCATTACGAATGTGCGAATGCCTTCTAACCAAGAATCATAAGTACTGTTATCACTGTCAATGCTTTTTAGATACGCATCAGAATCTGATTCCCCACCCGATTGAGAATAACTGAGAGACAGGTTATCACCCCAATTAGCATAATTCCAAGGAGGTGTGTAGGCTTGGGCAATTGCTGAGAAGCCTTCAATCTGACCATTCAGCTGCTCACTGGCTTTAATGCTGATAGCAACCAGAGAGATGCCCCCTAACTTGACAGGAGGTGTTTCATTATCAATGGATGTCAGGAACAGGTATACGGATTTATCAAAACGTCGCCCTTCCCTGCGTGAATCATAAGGTTCGTTTCTACGAACACCAACCGAGTAAACACTTTTAGTTAGTTTCTTTAACCCAAAGGTTGCTCGGAAAGGCTCACTGCCTCCGTTACCACCTTGTTTGAACGAATTCTTTATTATGGTGCTGGGACCGAGAGTGTAGGTGTTAATTACAGGATCGTCGTACCACGTTTCATCGTCAAACATTCCACCGGCTATTACTTCAGGAGTTACTAGAGTTCTTCTCAGAGTAATACCGTTAGCGGCAAATTCTTTATACACTTTAGTAAGAGGGTTCCATCTGAACGTACCGGGACTGGTTTGCCTACATACGTATAAATCTGGATCAAAAGAACCCGACTCTTTCACCACTAACCCGTTCAGAGGTTTATTACTTGTAAAATAATCCGTACCTATCTTAGAAGGTACTTTATTACCTACAGTATTAATATCACCTTTGGTATTTAAATCACTCTCATTAGGTACGTACTCCATATCCAACAGAGTATATGTACCTCCGTCTAAATAACCAGCACCGGGCGCTCCGTCATGTCTGAATGTAATTTGGTGATACGCTTCTTCGTGGACATATTCACCATCGTTTTTAACCCCATAAAGCCCTTGAGGGAAATCAATTGTGGCGCTAACTTCTGAGCCGGATTGAGCAACGGTTCTCGTTACGTATACACCTCTCGGTGTGATGCCAGTCGCAGAGGATGTCTCTGTTTTAATTAAAGGGGTCTCAACACTTATGTTCTCTTGGAAAACATCATTAGGGTATAGTGTTAGCGGGGTTCTGTTATCCAACCCGTCGTAAATTTCCAACTCATAGTTAGGGTCACCGTTTTCATCAACGAATGAATCAAGCGAGGTGTCACCAATCTTGAAATCAGACAACGACATTGGGGAGTACCCAAACAGATACAATGCTCGGATATATTCATCTTCACCTTCTTGGAAAATCCAAGGTTGTGCAGCGAGAGGGGGAGTTACACGGTGCCTACCTAATACAGAAGGGACGGGTGAATACTTATTAAATGCGTTTGATACACCAGTAAGAGAATATGACTCCCCCGGCTTATCGCCAATATTACCTAAAAGCTGGCTTGCAAAGTAGTACGACGCAACACCGACTACAATAGAGAAGATGATATACCCTGCTGCTTCCCAACCCTCTTGGGTTGCACGAATCAGGACACGATCACCTTCTTTAATCTCATAGTCACCATTACCGATGACTTCACCATCAGTATTAACAACTTCGATATTATCGTCATCGTACCCCTCAACTAGTTCCCTCGCTTTCTTACCAGCAATGGCAACAATAGTCTTAGGGGCTTTGAAAGGGTTATTCTGGACTTGCAACATATCTGTAGAAACCTTCTATTTTGTAATTTTCGTATCTTTCTATACAACTTTTAGACTTAATCTTTGCGTGGAGCATTACGCCGGGTTTTAATACTATCCCCATGTGAAATGGGACACCACGGTATTTAATTAAGACAATATCTCCCGTATTAGGTTTGCTAACTTCTTGAAATCGCTTATAATACTCTTCAGAATAGTGGTTATATAATTGCTCCGCGCTTTCTCTGTCTCTTGTTGGGAGGAACCCCAAGTCAATACCGTATACATCCCTGTAATATAGATACACCAAACCAACACAATCACAAGCATCGTATCCCCTAGCTCCTTTGACCCAAGGGATGCCCACATACTTAGAAACCACCGGGGAAGAGGGTAGGGGTGACAAAGTCTCTAGGGATGGTTTGTTGCAGAATGGGTTCATAAGTTAGCGAAGCCTGAATAGTAGTGTCTTGAAATGAAATATCAGAAACCTGAAATTCAAAAGGACCATACTCGGGTTCTGGTCCGTAGCCGGGGTTACCAACCTTAGACGCAAGGATATACTCCAGCTTTACAATGGGTTTCTCTAGGGCTAATTGAAATTTAGCAACAAGGTCAGCATCACCAAGGTCCGCTGTCAGAGTAACTCTCGGTGGGCTATCTGAGGATGAGCCGGGGGCACCAATCAAGAACTCCCCTGCTGTGTAAGTATTTCCATCAAACACAACGTCATCAAACGCTTTCACATAACGCATTACTTCTGTTGTGGGTGAGGCATACGTGCCCGTCTTAACGGTGACCGTCAGTAGAGGGTGTAATACGTCAGTAAAATCTCTTGAGTTGATTTGACTGAGTAGGTCTGTTGATAAATCAGGCATTTGTAAAAACTAGAAATTCCAAGTTTGCTGTGAATTGGTCACAAGACACAGGGCTAATAGCGGGAGGGGCGGTAAATTGGAAATACTCATTGGTTAATGACGTGGGGCGTTTCCAAAGAAACCGAGTGATACCATTAGATAACGTATCCTTGTAGTAAGTTTCTAAAGTTTGAACCTGTTCTTCAGTTAGAAATACAGTTCCTGTCACTTTAATGGGTGGGTTTCTATATAAATTACGGAGCTTTGGTCTACCGTTATAGCTACCTCTTAGAACACCATCAAAACGTTGTTCGTTATAACCGTTAATCATTAAGCTCTGAGGAAGCGTTACTGGCCAACTCATCGGATACCCCCTTGTCTTCTAATACCATAATTAGCCTTAAAGTCTCTATCAAATTCACCAGTGGTGATGGCGTTCTTAACCGCGTCTTTGATAAGAACTTGGATACTTGTACTACCGTCCGGGTTCATACCCTCTGTAACCTCCACAGGAGCGCCTGAGCCGCGTTGGTCAATAACTTGAACCGTCGTACTACCACCACCTGTAGCGGCCCCCACAACGCCTCCCATAGCGAATCCGGGCATCTTACCTTGGTTCATCATGTTCATCATACCCACCCCGTACTTTCTTACGGCTTTAGCGTTCATTACGAACTCACCATTTGAGAGATTTGCAGGAATTGAGTCAGAGGTGTTTGACCCCGGCCCACGCACATAGCCACCTGTTGCATAATTTGCATTATCAATAGCGGCTATTTGAGCGCCAACAGCAGCAGCAATAAATCCAGCGGTAACCATTCCTGTAACACCGCCCTCATCCGCACTGTACGCCTTGATTACAGCAAGGGCACCCGCAATGGTGGCTTGGGTTTTAGCAAATTTCTTATACTTCTCAGAAGATTCACCATACCTTTCTTTAAGGGACGCATCAAAACCGGACATTAAATCTTGAAGACCTGTCAAGGTTGTTTCAAGACCTCCCATATTTTTAGTTCTATCACTGAAGGTTAATACGCTTTCTCCCAATTTCAAGAACCCGCTGGACAAGTCTGAACTCAGTACGTTACTAAGACCAGATAAAGTACCAACAAGGTTTTGAACAACAAGGTCAAGACCCGATAATTTACCAATAGGTACTTTCGCAGCCTCCGCAATTGTCCTAAACAACTCAATAGCACCTGATCTTTCAGCATCAGGGAACAGACCTACAAACTTCTCAGCAAACTGGTCTACTGCGTTATCAAGACCTGCTGAATCCTTTCCAAATTGAACAGCTAGTCTTTCTAACAGTGATCTAGCGTCAGCCTCAACAGACCCTGCAATTTTATCAAATGTGATTGCGGAAGAAGGAACATTCACACGCAAATTAGTCATAGCGTTTTCAATATTCTGACTGGCTATTCCGGCATAATCTGTTGCCTCTTGAACGCTCACTCCCTCAAGTAACAACTTAACATCTATAGCGGGGTTCTTTTTAGCGACTTCTTCAATGAGGTTTCCAATTTGAATATACTTATCTGAAATCTTTTCAACCGGTCCTTTACTGCTCTCATGTAGTGTAGGAGCAATAGCTAATAATTTGTTCAGGTTTTCTTGGTTAGCTAATGTCTCAGCAAACACATCTTTCACTTCTTGAGCAGAGCCGTATATCTTAGCGTAAGAAGCTACTTGTTCATCTAACAACCCTGCGTATTGCTTGGCTGCTTCTGTGGAGAAATCACCGGCAGTGGCCACACCACTAACCGATTGCAGTTCTTTAAATCCGTCAACGGCTTCATTTATCTTATCAGTGACGTTAGCGATAGGTGCAAGAATAGGGTTAGTTTTTGCAAACGCCTTTTTAAACGCATTATATTGCTCTGTCAATCTAGCTAGGAATTGCTCGTAGGTTTCCCCCGCCTTGGCATTCTTTTCAAAATACTCCTTGAGTGCATTATTTCTAACCTCTTCGTTTATGTCCGATAAGGTAATACCAAGCAACTCACCCATTGAGTTCAATCGTTCCATGTTAGCCGCAGCAGTTGAAAACTTCTTACTGTCAGGAAGTAATTTATTCAACTCGCTCATGCTTTCACCCAAGGCTTTACTCAAGGTCTTAGCGAGGGATTTAGCAGCAGTCTCTGCTTCTTCAGCCTGACCTTCAAACTTCTTAAGGAGTATTTCAGTTGCTTTAATTTGAGCATTGAAGTTTTTCATTCTATCGGAGTCCGTAGAAGAAACCCGTCTACCTCTACGACCAACTTTATCCATTGAAGAATTTAGCTGGGATTTCTCTAATAGTAATTGAGTTCTAAGTGCCTCTAATTGAGCTTTGTTTAATTCTTCATATTGATCAACGTAGTTTCTTACTGCCTTACTACCTTCTAATTCAAATAAAGAACTCACAATTGAAGCTATACCGGAAGCAGTAGCCACCACGTAACCGTTTAATTTACTGAAAATATTACCAATGGATTTAGCAGCGGGCACCACTCCTGACTTTAGCACACTCCACATTTTGTTGAAATAAGTTACTAGACCTTTTGCTCTCACTGCCAGCGTAACCACCCACTTGATGATTCTCACAAAAGGCAGCATCAATAGGGCTACACCAATAGCTTTGATAATGATTTTAATCGTGTCAAAGTGTTTCTTTATGAACTGAACAGTCGCGTCGATGGCGGTGAATACCCAACCTATAATTTTAGCAAACGTACCAAAATATTCTTCTGGATTGTCAGCTATTACTTTTAATCCTTCCGCGATAGTTTTAAGGGTATTTTCTAGCTTTTTAGCAATACCAGCGGAATTAGCAATACCTGATACAATGGTTCTAAGGTGTAGCCCGATTGCATCATACTGACCGCTTGCGCTTCTAGCAGCCTCAGTCGCCCCGTTCTGAAGCGTATTGAGTTTCTCCATGATGACAGCATTAGCTTCACCAAATCTCAATTGACGACGTAGTGACGCAATACGCTCTCTTTCCTGAACACTCAATACAATACCAGTCTTACGTAAACTATCGAAGTTGCGTACCGGGTCTTCTAATAATCTACCTAGTTTCTTAGTGTTCTGTACTAAATCACCACCAAGGACTTCTGTAAGACCTTGAGCAGCAGTCAAGATACTCTTGAAGCTCTTTGACCCATTAGCGGCGGCGGATGGGAATAACATTAAAGCGGCACCGGCTTTCTCAAAATCTTCAAATCCGCCTAGAGTTAATCCATCCAACTCCTTAGCAAATTTTGCAATTTGACCAGCAGAGAAGAGAGCATCGTCGCCTTGTGCGTCGATAATACCGCTAAGACGCTTCATTCTCTCTTGGGTAGAAACAGCAACCTTGCCTAGTTTTACTGTGCTGACAGAAATAGCTGTAATTGCACCAATTGCTGCGGCAATACCAACAGTGTTTCGACCAAACAGGGTTTTAATAGCAACCAGTCGAGAAGCAAGACCATTTAGCGGACCATACACGATCTTAGCTACCTGTGCGGTTCTTTGCAACGTACTATTAAACTTACCAGTCTCACCGGAAGCCTCGCGCATTCTCAACTTAACTTCGTTGAGTACGTCCTTTCTACGTTGGTCTGCCCGAGTAGCCTCCACACTGCCGCTCTTATACTTACGCATTGCCCTAATGTAATTAGCTGTGGCACTACGGAGCTTGTTAATTAACTGAAGCTCACGCTCCTGAGACAAACCTAGCGTTTTAATACTAGCTTCTGTTTGGGAGTATGTACGCAACGCACCCTTACTTGCTACAATAATTTGCTTCTTACTGGTTTGGGCATTCTTAGCTCTACGACTTTCACTAGCGGCTATTCTTTCATTGCTGTTAAGTTGCTCTTGTGCAGCTTTTTGAATTGCTCTGCGGGATTTTTCAATCTCCGTCTGTTCAATTTTAGCAGCGCGTTGTGCAGCCTTTGTTGCCATTTCTTCAGCTTTAACTTTTTCCTTAGCCGCCTTTTCAGCGACCTTTGCGGCTAATGCTTCAGCTTTACTTTTCTCTTTAGCAATCCGCTCGGCTTCTTTCTTGGCCGCAGTCGAACTCTTCTGAATGGCAGCTAGGCGTTGTTCAGAATCCTTGATTGTGTTAACAATGTCGTTGTAAGCCTTGCCGGTAAGGGCACCCTTCTTAACAGCTTCGTTGTAACGATTTCTCTGTGCTTCAATTGCCTTTAGTATATTGGCCGCTTCCTTATCTCCAGACGCAACACCAGAGAAACGATCCATTGTTTTGTCCACACCACGATTGAATCCTCGACGTTTGTTCTCATCACGCTCTTGATTCTTCTGTTCTTTTAGGGCCAGCTTAACTTTCTGAATCGCCTCGTGTCGTTTCTCATCAGCTTTAACCGCTTCTAGGCTATTCTTACCGTGTGTTTTTACAGCGTTATCATAATCTACTGTTGCTTTTGTGACCTGAGAAATCATTTTCTGCTCAAGCGATCTAGCTACGCGAGCATTCTTAATCATTGATATTTGGTCGGTCAGACTTCTACCTGACATGCCTAATGCGCGAGTAAGGGCAATCTGCGCCTTCTCAGCGTTCTTTGCTGACTTTGCCTGATCGTCAAATGCTTTTTTGGTTTCTTTTGCTTTTTTTACAGCCTTGGATTGGACCTCATTGACCTTACCGAAACCTTTTTCTAACTTACCAATTACCTTAGTAAGTTTATCTATGGACGCAGAAAACTTATTACCAAAGTTATTAAGCTCCTTGCTGGCATCCTTAATAGACTTAGTATTTAGTTCAATTGTTGCTTGTAGTGAACCCATATCGGCCATAGCGTAGTCTCCAATAAACAAAAAGGCAGGGTTTTAACGCCCCGCCTTTCTTTTAGCTTTTTTCATTTCTTTTTCTTCTTGCTCTGCCTTGAACCTGAAATAATGATTCCAAGTATCAAATTCGTCACAAGACATTTCTTCTATTTCATGGTGAAATTTTTTAAGCTCATGCGCTAAGAAATACTCAGAAACAAGACTCGGGTTAGCCTTGAACTGAGCATAACTTAGTTTCCCTCAGTGTCCAGCAACTCTCCAGCCGCTTGACCAAGTTTATCAACAAATGAGTCTGAAGGTTGGGCCATTAGACTTTCATAGTCAGCATCGTCAAAAACCTTTTCTTCAGTACCCGGTACAAAAGTACAATAAATTACAGACCAGACTAGGAAATCACTAGAACTAATCTTATCCCCTTTAGAGGACTTATCGTAAATCTTTTGTCGATCCCCGACAGAGAGTTGACGCACTTCAAACTTAGCCTCGTCAATCTCTACGACCTTTTTACGAAAGTTCTTTTTACCACCAACGGTGAGACTTCGTAGATCATTTTTTGTTGTCACTTAAACTTCTCCTTGATTATTCGTCATCAACAATTGAAGCAGCACCTGTACCGTCAAAGGTAACGCTAAAGGTAACAAGACCTTCAACAGAACCAGATGCTGAAATATCGGTAACAATAACGTTACCTTCACGACCTTCAGAACCAACACCATTAGGTAGGTATTGAACCTTCAGTTCGGTTTTATTAACCCATGCTTCCTGAATCACAGGGAGAGCATTGGGGATGCTTGAAGCACTGTGTCTCCAACCAAAAGGTGTCGCTGGTACAGTAGTGTCAGGGACAAATAGACTGAACGAAGTGTCTTCAGTTTCGTCACCACCCACATCACCAGATTGACTATCGCTAGATAGTTTGTAAATACCGCGAGCAACAGATTCATCGCTACCGTCCGGGTTGATTTCGATAACGAACGCATCATCAGCATTAAGAAGCTGGAATAGGTCATTCTCGGGACGATAGAAACCTGACAGACTAAGATCGGCAGTAAGTAGGGTTGGGCGCATTGTAGCCCAGCCACCGTTTGCACAAGCTGTCTCAAAGTCAGTGGTATCAGTTGTGTCAGCAGTCTGAGTAAGGTCAAAACTAGATGCCTTACCAAATGCGGCAAGAGGAAGGTAGGCACCAGTAATAGTTACTGGACCAGTTACCGCGTATCCGCTAATGAAAGTTACAGAACCTTGAGCGTAGTTAATAGATTCAATATTTGTAGCAGCCACAACAGAAGCGTTGTCTTCAACAACAACAGCAGTGTCCCAATCAAAGACAGACTTACTGCGGTCTACAATTTCGTATTCCTTAGTAGTTCCGATTTGAGCAGCAGCTTCGTCAGTGAAAACAGTAGAAGTACCAGACTTCTTAACACTCACGCAGTAGCCCGGAATGCCTCGCCATAGGCTATCACCGGAAACAGACCAAGTCTTAAGACCTGTCTGATTAGATGCAAAGTTTGATCCAAAAACACTGTTGTCATTCTGCGATGCTTCAGCACTGAAGTCAGCAGTAGTACCCGGAAGGGTGTACCATGTTGTACCGTCATCAGGACTAATTCGTACTAATTTAGCAGCCATGTGATTATCTCCTATAAAAAAATAGAGAACAACATACTTATATTAAAGTATTTCTTCTCTATTGGATTCAGGGTAACTATCGTATTCACGAGTTACCTGAAAGTTAATTGAAAATTGAGGACGATTTTCCTCGTCTTCACCTAAATATGTAATATCTGAGATCATCACGACCCGTATATAATAGACTGAATTGTAAGAGAAAGGTTTCTTACCCAATAGATAATCCTTAATCGACTGGGCTAAGTCGTGACCTAAATCATACCTATGGGTTTCACCTGTTGTAATAAACCGTAATCCTAAATCATCACGAAGATATTTAGGGTTTGATCCTCCACCGGGTGTATCAAATGCAACAGTGTGAGTAGTTGTAATAGAAGGTGGTGCTTTACCAACAAATGAGTTACTACTAGTCAATATCCCATCATCCCTCATTTTACTTACAATATCGAATGCAACTGAACTCATCCTGTGTACTCCCTACCTTTAGGTGCAATGATTTTAGTACCGTCTTTTAATCGTCTTTTAGTAGAAATCTTCTCAGATTTTAAAATGTCCATAAACCGTTTTCTTAAAACGGGGTCTTGTAGTACCTTCGTAACGAAACTGTGAGTCGCATCAGGTGGGTTATTAGGATACTTGTCCTTAATGTGATCGTAAGGAAGCTCGTGAACCATCAACGCCTTGGGGTCATCATAGCTAATTGATATAGAAGCCTTGTTATTAGACTTAGTAAGAACAGCTTGCTGACTACGCTGTAGTTCTCCGGTATCTCTAGGTGTGAGCTTAAGCATCTCATTTGCCATCATGTAAGCGGCTAATTCGAGATTTCTCAAATAATAATCTGAGGAAATGTTTTCATTGTAATCATTGAGAAATTTGCTTATCTCAGACATAGCGGCTTTAGCGGTAGAGCTTTTATTATTACCTAACTTAACCTTAAACACTTTGCGTTTTGCCATTATGTCATAACCCGTATTTCTGTTCTGTCACCAAACACGTTATCTATAACGCGCAACGCTCTTACTTCTTCCGCGCCCGAAGGTGGTGAAGCATCCGCAGAAACACCCTTGTAGATGTAATCTCCTTCAGATACTTCACTTTCTAGATACACTACTGATTTAGAACCAACGGTGTCCCCTGCCTCGGTCGTAAACAACTCAGTCTTGCGTTCCCATCGCCCACGAATAACTTTAGGGGTAGCCCATCCCGGCTGACCGTAAATGTCATACCCAGACTGGGTCCATACTGTTACATCGTGGATGAATCTCATTACGCCCTCACTATGTTTACACGGTGTGCCGTATACACGCCATATCTACCAAGGTGCTTCAATAACTTACTCAGCGTAATTGACCCTTGATTCTTTCTAGAAGAAGCGTAGGTAACAGATGTTGACCCGTAACTCTCTGATTTAATTGAGCTATTATTAGTCGAATCCACCACATCCTGTAGGTATAAATCGGCCAATTGAATAACTGAATCAATTAAAAGTTGAGGAATACCTTCAATATAATTCCCTGCGGAATCCACAAAAGGGTCACGAGGAAATTCCAAGGCTTGGGTGGAAGTCAATCGGTCACTATACCAGCTAAAATTAAGGTCTAGGTAACGAGTTGCCTTCCTGAGCGCCCGTTCTTGGGTAGTACCATCGACATTATCCCAATAAGTACTTTCTCCATACATGTTGAAGTATGCGGCGGCATCGGATAGATCAGCATAGGTGTCTGCGTTATCTGGCGTACCATCATCTAACTGTTTAATTAAAGACATTACTCACCCTTTAGGATTTTAATAGCCTGATCTTTGCTCTTGATTGGTTCGTCTGTTAATTCTTTAGCGGCGGAACGTAGTTCATTCCACGACATATCTTCAATAGACGCTTCTTCTTTCTCAACAACAGGTTCGAGTTTCGGAGCAGGTTTTGGTGCCTCTACCTTAGTCTTTCGGGTATCCCAAGAGGGTACACCTGCCTTCTCGAAGGCTTCAATGATCTTAGGGTTAGTAGACTTGTAGTAATCTACACCGTGGGTGCGACCATCAAAATACTGAGGGTTTTTATAACGGACATTGTAGCCTTCCCCGCGAGGAATACTTGATGTGAAATCAACAACAATCATTTTCTTATCCTGTATTGTAAACATTTATTTTTCCCATAAAAAAAGGGGAGACAAAAGCCTCCCCCTGTATAAGAGGCGTAAACCTCTAATTGCTTAGGCAACAGCCAGAAGAACACCCGGACCCATCTTGGAATCATGCATACGCAAATCCCAGTTGGCACTTGCAGCAAGTGTTGCAAGATCAGGGTTCTTAGCGCCAGTGTAAGCGTAACCGCGAACACCAACGTTGTAAGCATATTCACCCTGCATACGACGAACAAGGTTTTCATGCCCTGTAATGTCTTGCATGGTAACAATCTGCTCTTCCGATTGCGCTACTTCAGCAGCCCCTGCAACCAGACCAACAATGAAGTTACGAGAATCGTCTTCGATGGTATCTTCGTTGAAGTCGGTGGTGCTAAGTGAAGAGTTATCAGTAACGATAACAGGCTTACCAAGTGTACCCGGAGTACCGCCGTAGATAACAGAAGCGGCTACACCGTCAACTTTATCAGCAATATCCTTGTCAACAAGGTTGTGGTACGTAGTACCGTTCATAAGCCAAGCAACGATGCGGTTAGACTTGTCACCGAACTGGGCCATAGCTGCGTTCAAGTGACGTGCACTCGGACCAGTCTGACCGTCAACCGGTGATGTAACTGCATCATAAACAACGTTAGAGTCGGAACGTAGAGCAGCAACAAGTGCTGATACACCGTAAGTAACGAAGTCGATAGCAGCAGCCTTACCTGCCTGCTCACCAAGGGCGTAGCTCATTTCGCTAGGATCAGAGCCAATCTTGCGCCAGAAGTCCAGAGTCTGATCGACAGGGCCAATAGCCTTGTTGACCTTCACATGGATCAGTTCGTCCATCGTCATTTTCTTAGACGTAACAACCGCATTACTGTCGGGGTCACGGTCACGGATAATGCCGCTAACGATTTGCAAGAAAGATTCCTTCTCGAAGTCGCCCTTCAGGCTACGACTAACAAGACGGAGAGCGCCGTTGGATGCGCCGTTGAAAATGTTTGCTTCTTCTTGAAGCACTTCAGTCATAGCTCCGAAAAACTCTTCCTGATAGATTACTGCGTCTAACGCATTACCTGCGTTTGGTGCTGTGGTACTCATAAGATGACCTCCAAATTATTTAAGATTAAAAATTAAAAACTTCTTTGGTCATCTCGACCTGCTTAGTCTAGCTCTGAGAAAGGAGGAACACCATCAACTTTGGCAGATTCGTAGCCATACTTACGAATGTAAGCGGCGCGTTCTGCTCTAGTCATGTCTCCCTTTGCTTTACCAGCACTAGGCTTTTCCACCCGTTTCTGACTTGCTGCTGGTCGTGAACCGGTCCCAGAGGCAGAAGCCACTTGGAATAGATCACCGAACACCTCGTCAGATTTCATTTCTGAGATAAATTCAGAAACGGACATGTAATCGCCTTTATCATTAAAGCGGACATCCCCATCTTCGTCCTTTACCCGAACCACATACTTACCATCTTCTTCTACAACAGTTGTGTGTTGTTGAATAAGTGGGTTAAGTACCCGGTTAGCACCCTTTTTCGCACCTAGCGAAGTAAGAGCTTCGTTTGCTCGATTAGTAATTAGATAATCATGGAGAGAACTCTTCATGTTATTAATCACTTCATCTTTTTCACTCAGTTGGTCTCTATACTTAGCTTCCAACTGCTCTCGAATCTTTTCAACGTCACCACGCTTCAATGCGCGCTTATGTTCTTCAGCTTCGAGTTTTTCTCTCAATTTGACAGCATCATCAACAGAAAGACCAGCTTTTTCCAAGGTCTTGAGTTGCAAACGACGATCTTTAGCTTCCTTATTGGCCTTACGTAGAGCTTCTTTTGCCTTACGTAGTTCTGCCCTAGTGCTTAAGAGTTCGTTATCCTCTTCGTCTTGGTCTTCATCTTCATCAATGTCGTTGTCAAATTCGTTATCAAGTTCTTCGTTGTCGAGATCGTCACGATCTTCTAATTCAGGCATCTTCGCCTCCATTGCTATATGTATGTTTTGAAAAGGTTTTTTTATTAAAGTTCACTTTGAACGCTTGTATCATCTCGATTCTTTACGTCATTCGTTTCCTCCGTCTTACTTTTTTGCTTTGATTGATCTATTGTCTCCGTTGTTTGTGGAGCAACAGTACCTCTTCTCTTAAGTTCGGAGAAGAATTCTGTTTCAGTCAGAACACCCTCCTGATATGCTTGCATTAAATCAGCAAATGAGTTAGCCTCATCGCCGGGAACAGTCAGGTCATCACCAATAGATACTTGAACCTCACTTGCGTCTACCCCTATCCAGTCTCCCGCCACCTTAAAGCAATCCTCAAGACCTCTCTCAAGGTTGCGAAGAATAACTTGGAAAGTAGACAGACTTTCTGCTTTATCAATTTGTCTAGCACTTGCTGTTTGACGCTCTACACTTTTTTGGGTTAGGATGTCACTACCCATGTGAGCCATTCTTTTTTCGAGGTCTTCTAAGTCCTTACGACCCGCCTCAATAGCATTACCTTGATGCTCTACGTATTTTAAATCCGCGTTTTCTGAATTAGTAAATAGTGCAGAGTTAGCACCAATTACAAGGTTTTCAATTTCATCTTCAGCAAAACCAGTACCTAGAAGTAAAGGAACGCGAACAACGTGAAGAATGTTATTTTGGTCAGAACTAGACTGCCAATGACGCAAATTAAGCCATGCCAAATCTTCAAGCGGTGGTTCTGCAACCATCGTTGCAATCTTTTCTTCATAGATAGGTACAATTGGAACATAATCCAAAGAGAATGTTCCTTCTTCCTCAAAATGATATTTACCTTTTTTATCCCCGTGATGGACTTCATATGATCCGGGGCGAATAATTCTAACGGATTCGTTTAGTTGTTCGAAATAATTTTCATCAAGACTTGTTTCTTGTTCGACTAATCTTATTTCAATTATTTCCTCAACTCCGTTGTTATAAGTGGCTTGCCAGCCAATAAGACTTCTTGGGTCAATAGGGTTCAAATAGGGACGAACACCATTGTCGAATTGACGTTTGGTGATTCCCCCTTCAGTTGAAGGCATGTCCACAAGAGGGTGCGCCCTACCTGTAATAAGTAAATGGTGAGCCAACGTAGCGGCGACGGACGTAATGCTCTGACCACAACCATCTGCATTGTCTACCAAATACTCCAATTCTTTCGGCACATTGGATATTTTCACAGGGCGCATGAATGCACCACCAACAAGAGCCTTCACAGTGCGTTTGTAAGCGTTGTAGAGGAACGTTCTGCGTACACGGCACTGGTACGCCTCATCACTCTCTTTCGGTTCTTGAGGGAGCCACTTCTTCTTGTTACGCATTGTTTTAGTACCACCAAGGAGGTCGTATAACGGCTCCCATCTTTCGTACATTTCATCAAATGCGGACGCTGTAGTTCTAACACCCCTAACTTGTTTGGTTGTAATCATTGATTATCCTCTTTTTAATTAGGGACAGAAACCCTTGTTTAATATTTACTATAGCTTTAAGATAGTACAAGGAGCACCTAGTTCCATTATGTTCATGTTTTAAAGCATTAATTCCAAATTAGTTTTATTGTTTATCGAGGTCCGCCGCTAAAACCAACAGGGTCAAATTTATTGTTTGCAATACGGAATACAACTTGATTCTTAATGCCGTTTCCGCTCAACTTAGCTTCGTATTGCAGCGCGTATCGTCCTTGCGCTGGATAACCGAGGTCACTCATCAACACTCGATAAACTCCCCCATCAATGGTTTCTTGATCATCTATGACATTGCGCATATTTCCGCTTGCAATTTCCACCAAGTCCTCATCAAACAGCCTCCATGTGGGTAACTGCTGAGGGGTGTCCAGTAAATTATCAATTTCACAGCGTACTCTGAACTCATGCTCTGTACCTTGAGGTATCAGAACCGCACTTGATCCGATCACCGCCAAATTTGATGTGAGCGGGGTGATATAGGTGACGGTGTGGCTAGCCGAGGCAACATTATTGTGTTGATCTATCAAATCTAGCTCGTATGTCCACTCGCCAGCGGGAGCGCCGGGGTTCACGTTGATTCGTGATGACCACCCATCAGCACCAGTATCGAAGTTGTAAGTTGCTTGGATACCACCGTCGGGGTCTTTGATAAGCAGATTCAGTGACGAGCCGGTAGTCTGTACCTCAGTCCCATCGTTACGGATGTTCTCAACGTGCGCCCACGTATAGACCACGTTCCCCAAGATAACCGCTGCATATTCCTCGTTAGCGTCTTCACTTGGGAAGTCGTCTTTATTCAGTGTACCCACCAACTGCGTGTGCAGGTCTATCAGCCGGAGACTTGATACGCTCCAAGCGTCTGCCGTATCAAGTTGCACATTCCCGTCAGTATCGCGTATACGCAAGTGGTACGGAGTTCCCGTAGGTGTCGCTACCGCTTTATTCGGACTGACCGGAGTGTGTGTAAAGCTAATTTGACCACTACCATCAGGTGTTTCAGTAGCGGTGTCATACGTTGCACCAGCATCATCCACAGCAGTCGCAGACACATTGTTGCTCCACGGATTCCCGTCTGCCCTCGTTACTGACGCGGTGACTTCAATAACCTCACCGTAGTTTGCTAAAGCAAAGGATGGAGTTGCTGCTGAGATTGTCCGATACCGGCTAACTTTGAAAACATTGCCGCTTAGTGTTGTAACCTGCCCCGGAGGCAGTGTTTCAATCGTCCACTGCTTACCTGTTGCATCCGCTGTAGCGTCATCACCCGACAGAAGCGTGTAGTTCAGGTCGTAATTCGATCCTGTATCCGCGATGCTTTTCTTCGTAGCACCGAGAGAGTCTTTCAGCACCAGCGTTAGGTTACGTGTGAGTGCTTCGCCGCGACTGTTCGTGATGCCCCAATCTACTTCAGTCGCATCCCCGATGTTAGACAAAGCGAAGTTGGTCGCGGGTGTTCCCGAGGTTAAACGGGGGTCGGCGTCGAATAGTGTTTGCCCCCCTGCATTCGCACTGAAAGTGGTCCAAAGCGCAGTTCCGCCTTCACTTGTCGCCTGCAACTGTGCCAATCCGTTAACTACAAATCTTGCACCATAGGTTTTTAAGGTAAGGTCAAAATTGGTTTCATTGACCACTGCCGAAAAATCAGTGAATCCACCAGAACTAACCGTTGCGGTGCTGCCCGCGAGTTGCACGTCTACACCATCCAGAATATCCAATTTGGCCTGCTCGTGACCACGTACACTCCAAGGGGGAGAATAGCTTGCACGAACCGTTGCCAGTTCATCGCCTGCGGGGCCATACGAGTGTTTATCACCTGCTGGATAACCGGACTGGTGGGAAAGTGTGACGGGGTTACGTGCGATCAGCTTACCTTGGTCTTCGTAACCCACACTACCAAGTGACGGCGGCGAACTACCCCCGTCAGTGTCGATCACAAAATTACCCAAACCAGCGGCGGTGCCTGTTCGGGTGTGGCGCGCCCGCAGCCGCAACGTACCAGAACGAGGGTTTCCAGTTTCTGTGCCGTCGTGTGTCGCCCAGAATGTGAACGCCTGCCCTGCGGTCAGGCCAGCTTGCGACCCCGAGTACAACGTGCGTACCAGTGTCCCCGTTCCAGTTTCGTAGTACACCCACAGGTCTACCGTGTTCGTTCCGTCACTGGTGTCAAGATTACGGTTGTAATACAACTGAATGCTCTCACCAGCGTTGAGCATATACGTGGGGCGGTCCGAGCCTTGATTAGTCGGAACGGCGTTAACCGTCGATAGGCATATACTGAACTCCGCACCCAGCGTCGTATCTACACGCGCCCTTGCCGCACCCAGATAAACCGCCATTATTCGCGCCCCGCCAGTTTTTCTAGTAGATCAGGGCGTGCGTCGTTAGGGTTGCGTCGAAGATTTTCCCGACAAGTTATACATACATATATCACCAGCCAACTCCTTTTGAATCCCACGCAAAGCCGGTGCGTTCAACCCACTCACCACCTGCGTCTGGTATAAATACAGCATCAAACACAGCATCGCCCGAGGATGAACCCGATGGTGCTTCCGCCATGATTGTGCCTACGCCAATATTAGTAGTCACTAATTCTTGCACCCACATTCTATATCCTACCTGTGGACGCTTGTTTGTTAATCGCCCCGTTAGTGTATTCGGTGTTGCCGCAAGTATTGCGTCTTGCTTTGCTTCTGTTGATGGTGCTGCTATCAACTTCGCCAATACAGCAGCAAGAGTCGTTTGTGTTGCAAAATCCAACCCTGCTATAGTATCTAGTGTTGTCTTAGCGGCACCAAGTGTTGCTTCTTTCGCTAAACCTGTTTCTGGATCAGCAGTTGGGTTTGTTACAGTTACATTATGCCCGTCCGCAAGCTGTCCCGCCAACAGTGAATCTAGCTTTGTATGAGCAACGGTATCCAGATTGTATAGTCTTCCTTTAGAGTCTACAGAAAGACCTGAGTAATCCCCGTTTGCACTTGTAAGAGTATTTACTGCGTCGTCATTTCTAACACCCAAAACGAATGAACCAGCAGCACCTGTTGTGTGCGTATCATCTTCATTGTGGTCTGATGCTGTTTCAAAGTCACCTTCAGCTACAACTGTAAGGGATTGGTCTGCTGCAAATACAACAGGGATGCTCTCATCCTTGATCTTTTGACCAAGGGTTATGTCCTCTCCACCTATCTTGACTACATCAGTGAGTGTTGCACCACTTGCTCGTGGAGTTCCTACGTTTCCACCAATAAACATTATAAATTCCCCTGCATGACAGATACGCGAGTGGTAGCCCCACTTGATTCACGTACTTCTAAGTATAAGTTATCTACAGACAAGGCCGCTGCCCCAACATCATCTACGGTAACAATAGCTTCTATATTCTGAATATCTGCCGGTACAATAGTGCCAAAGTCAGAAGTAACGTCCATAAACTGTACGAAGTCTGATGTACCAAAAAATGAAACTTGTTTCTCTGTAGCCCCTTGTACACCATTATATTTATATGTCATTGTGGCGGCTGGTGCTGACGTTGCTGCCGGTGAGAACGTTATGGCGATTAGACTGAACCCGATAGTACTAGACGTTGTTCCGGAGAACACTTGTGTTCCTGTACTCGTGAGGTCTAACGTGTTTACCACCAGCGATGCCGCATTGCTACCGTTGCCGTTACGTGGTTCAGTGTTAGCGTTCTGGTCTGATTGTTCGATAAATCCAGAACCAGCAGTATGAGTGCGTTGCCCCATCGAAACAAAAACAACTGCTTGTCCGTTAATTGTTCCTTCAAGACTGTCGTTATACGAATTTTCATTACTTGCAGCACTGTACGTCTGAATGTCCTGCTCCGCACCCACACCAGTAAAGCTAGTTACAGCAATTACACCATTTGTACACGGTTGCGAAAAGGAGGCGGTAACAATGGAGTCTCCGGTAGGGGTGCCTACACCGCGCCACAGCGAGACTCGGGTATCACCATTGCCTCCGGAAACACCAGCAGTAACCTCTTCCCATGCCAACCCTAGACCCGTCACTGTAGCAACCAAAGCAGATGCGTTTCTGCGGCTAATAGCTGCATAATATGTCCGTTTTGATGAGGAAGTCACTGTTGTTTCTGTAGAAACGCTGGTGGTGTTACCTGTAACACCTGAAATGTATTCATCAAGGGTCACAGTCGATGTTGTTGGGGTAGGTGCCTTGCGCGCCTCAAACCCAATACGCAATCTGTCTATATCGGTAAATCCACCCGTGAATGAGAAACTGGCACCGGAGACACTTAATGTCTCACCAACCGCGTCCATTGTTGCATACTGATTGTCTGAAGTCAGGGCGAATGACGGATTAGTGCAAGTACCACCCGCTACCGTCCCGTTCTCGTGAACAATATTTCTATTCCCCCCTACATCCTCACATATCGCCCATAATTCTTCGTCAGGCTCTAGCGTAAAGGTTGCATCGCCACCAAGGAATAAAGGTATGCTGTTGATTTCAGTAACGTCAGAGGACTCTTTAACGAAAGCATGGTAATTACCTGCGTTTCGCACCTGTAAAGCTCTTGTTCCCTCAACAACAGGTTCATCAATTCGTTGAGGATCAGGTGTAAGTACAAACTGCCTCGTTTGCAGCCCTGAAACGCCACTCAAGGCTGTTTGGGCGTCATTCCCTACTAGGTGCACATCTAAACCTAAACCAGCGCCACCGCGCTTAATGAAGCCGTGATTCCCTGCCGCATCCTCAGTAAAAGGTTTTATTTTTTTCAGACCAGCAAGGAATGTCTGATCAGGGACTGTTGAAAGTTGCTCCATTGCATCCGGCGGTGCTACACCAATAAACGAAACGTCTAATGTGAGGCTCGTTTGCCCGATAATACCGTTGACAATTCTAAAGCGCACCCATTTACCCTGAACAGGGGTGTAACGTGGAGCGGAGCCGTTCCCTTCAAGCGGATCGTACTCGGTAGGAAGGGTGTAGGTAATATCATCGTCGGTGCCGTTGACCGGCGCATCCTTAGTGGATATGTCGATATACAGCGTACAAGGAACATCTGTTGTCAGTGTATCCAGTACTCCTGCATAATTACCAGACCAACGGAACCATTCTCCACGGAAAATGTGATCTGTTCCGCCCGTGTTTCCGTTTAGTGGAGTGGTGGTAGAGTTAGCGGCGTGGCTTCCGGGCTTGCGGAATACTTCGATTTCACCATCAGGGTTCTGACCCTTATTGACAGACTGCACAAGAGGTGCAGGGAAATACGTATATATTGGTTGGTCAATTGATTGGAAAACAGGACCAACGGGTGTATCTGAGCCTTGTGACCTTACAGAGAAGCTTGTGCAATCAACTCCCGTGTCATTATAGACGATAATACGGAAGTATTTCTGAAAGTAAGGTGCGCCTGTAACAATCGGAGCGTCTGCAAATGAAATTGCGGTAGGCTGACTAAAATCTACAGTTGCGGAGTTGTTACCTTGATCGTCTGATGCGTTTAATAAAAATACCTTTACACCAGACACATTAAACGTCATGTGCGCGAACTGATCTTTGAAACGGGTTACGTTTATCCAACCAGAATCAATGACATTTGCAGCAACAATCGGACCAACAGGGTCAAATGCAGGTGTAGTACCAGACGTTAGATTCCCCGCTGTCTCCCAATTGTTGCGGAAAACAGTACGCCAAGGGTTTGCTATAATAGCTGCCTTATCTACGGTAAGACTCGCAACACCAAACTCTGATTGCTCTTCTAAGTCCTCGTCAAGAACGGAACCAGCCTGTACAGCTCGTACATTTTGAACAAGGGATGTGAATGCGAGCGGGGCAGATAGTTTTGTAACACTTCCAGATAACGCGGTCTTGCGCTTTAACATAAATGCAAGTACGCCGGGGGTCTGTGGTGTTTCCCCATTTGTAATTTCAACGCGCAAGTAATCAGCAGAAAACGTTTCCAACGGCGTCAAGAAGAAATAATACCCGGATGCCGCATCCAGAGCTACTTCCTGTGGAGCAACCTCAAATATATCACCTGTGCCGTTTACACCATCATGTGACCAACGCACAACAGCAGTGAAAGGCTCAAACGCAGCATAGACTAATAAACCCGACGCATGATCTGAGTATTTTGAGTAGCTACCTATAAATGTACCAGATGCGCCAAGAAGTCCTACTTGCTCATTTAATGTATCGCGCTCGTGAGCGTCTGCTCCAAGTGACGATAGTGTATCATCCCCCAGCGTTCTAAGTCTCTTAAGTAGAGCAATTACGGTGCCGTCACCGGATGCGGATTCTGCGTCTGTAGTGAAACCTGTGTTGTCTCGAAGCGACTGTGTTTTAAGACGAATCTGGTCTGCGTCTGCTTCGATGTTATTGAGTGATGTATCTATTGTGCTCAGAACAGCTTGAGTTGCGTCAGACTCTGATTTTGCTTCGTCTTTGAATGCAACCAAGTCTGTGTTCAGATCAACAACAGCTTGCTTCACTTCGTCTTGTTTTTGTTTTGTCGCAGGATCAATTTTCGCGTCAGCAGAGTCCTTGACTCCAACTTCATTGTCAATCGTGACAGTAATATTTTCTAGAGCAACAAGAGACTCATCAGATAGCTGGACACGTTGTGCTGTTGCTC